AAAATCAGGAAAAGGCAAAGACTGCAATCGAAAAAAGAAAAAAAGCCCAAGACGATGCAAACGCAGCAGCAGCCAAAGCAGCACAGGATGAAAAGGCAAGGCAAGATGAACTGAAAAAGCGTTCCGAACAACTGATATTGGATGCGGAGTTAGTAGGTAAAACCGAAGTTGAACGTGCTGAAATACTTGCCAAGCGTAAATTTACAGCCAGTGTAAAAGGATTTAAGGAAGGTTCTGTTGAATATATTGCAGCCGAAAAAATATTCAATGATGAAATTGCCAAAATAGCCAAAGATGCCAATGCAAAAAAAGCAGCAGAAGATAAGAAATCGGAAGAAGATTTGGCAGCATGGAAAAAACAAGCCAATGACAAAGAAATTACAGCGTTAAACGATTTCTACAAAAAACAGGAAGCGGCACTATATGACAAAAATCTCACAACCGAGCAGCTAAACGCAGCCGCAGCAGATTTAGAAGTAAAAAGATTAAAGGATGAAATCCGCATCCGTAAAGAAAATGGAGAAGAAGTTGCCGCACTTGAATTGCAACTTGCTCAAAAGCGAAAGGAGATAGGCGATAAGCAAAAAGAGGATGAAAAGCGAAAAGAGGAAGCCATACAAAATATTCGCATGAGTGGATTGCAGGGTGCTTCCGACGCACTCAATGCGCTGTCAGGTTTGATGAAAGAGGGTAGTGATGCACAAAAGGCATTCGCAATCGCAGCCATTGCAGCCGATACAGCAAAGGCGATTTCATCCACAATAGTTGAAGCACGTAACACCGCACGAAATATGACGGCAATGGGTGTTCCTGCTCCCGGCCCACAAATTGCAGGTGCTGCCGTGTACGCATCAGGATTGGCAATGGTATTAAGTAACGCAAAACGTGCAAGGGATATTTTACGTGGCGGTACTGCGAGTGGTGGCGGTGGCGGTAGCGTTGGTGCAGTAGGTGCTGCCCCCGGTGCAATGACACCACTGACAGGCGGTGCGTTACCCGAAGAAGGTCAGTTCGGTGGCATGGGCAGGGTGTATGTGTTGGAAGGTGATATCACCAAAACGCAGACCCGTGTCCGCAGGTTAAGAAATACAAGTGTCGTTTAAACCTACTTTTATAATTATGGAATTACCCGTTTACAAAATTGTGGTCAATGACGATGACGAAACAGGGGTTGACTTTGTTTCTCTCGTTGACCGCCCAGCGATACAAAAAGACTTTATGCTGTTTAGTGAGCAATTCGTTGATCCGACAGCAAACGAAACCGAAGATGAATTTATTAGCCGTTGCATTCCGGTAATGATTGGCGAAGGAATGGAGCAAGACCAAGCGGCAGCCGTGTGTTATTCCAAATGGAGCAGCAAAGATAAATTTGCAGAAGGTATGCCACATTATACCAAAGATGGTAAATTGTATGAAGGGCCAACGCATAAAGATGCCGATGGTAGGTTAATGACTGGCGCAACACATACAGCAGATAGTGAATACCTATACCACAAAGACGAATTGCAGAAATTTGAAAGTTACAGCGATTACCCGGAAGCAGCAAAAGAAAATGCAAAGGTAGCTTTGCGTTGGGCAGAAGAAAATGGATGGGGTGATTGTGGCACAGCAGTTGGTAAAATCAGGGCAAACCAGTTAGCTAATGGTGAAGCCATCACCCGTGACACGATTGCACGAATGGCAGGGTTTGAAAGACATAGGCAGAACAGCGACAAAGAACTTGGTGACGGATGTGGCCGCCTGATGTGGTTGGCTTGGGGTGGTGATGAGGGCATCGAATGGGCAAGTCGTAAATTGCAACAGATTGATATGCGTCAGGCATACTCGGTTCAATCCGAAGAAAAGCGCATCGTAACAGGCCCGGCAATGTTGGCCGATTTACCCATTTACCGCTACGATGATATACGTGGTGAATACTACGTGACATTTGATGCTGACACCATTTGGAAGATAGCAAAGAAATTTGTGCGTAACGATGCGTACAAAGCAGTCAATACCGACCATGCTAACCCCGTGAAAGAGGGTGTTCACATGATTGAGAGCTACTTCATTGACCGCAAACGTGGTGTGATGCCACCTACCGGGTACGAAGATGCAAAAGATGGCAGTTGGTTCCTGACCTATTTAATAGACAATGAGGAAATTTGGGCAAAAGTTAAGGATGGCGAATGGAAAGGATTTTCAGTTGAGGGCTTGTTCGACATGGAAGAACAGGATGAAGTGCTGGAAATGATGCGTGAAATTACCGCCATGCTGAAAAATTTTGCATAGGCAAAAACGTAACTACCTTTTAAGATATATGGAATTTAAATCAGAATTAGCCGAAATGAAGTTATCTCTTGCCGCATTCATGGCAGAGGTAAAGCAGCGTTTCAGCGAAGCTCCTGCCGAGATTGCGTTTGGTGAGTTGACTTTGGTTGACGGAACTATCGTGGTTTTTGAAGGCGAGGAACTTGCAGCCGGAATGCTCCTGAATGTTAAAGGCGAAGAGGGCATCGTTCCTGCTCCTGATGGAGTGCATGAAACAACCACTGGTCTTTTGGTTACAACCAAAGATGGTGTGGTTGAAATGATTGAAACCAAAGAACCTGCCGAAGTTGCAGAAGTTGAGGTTGAAAATCAGTTTGCATCATTGGAGCAGTTTGACGCACTCCGTGCCGCTAACGAAGAACTGGCAGCGAAAATCGCTACCCTTGAAACTGCACTTGTAAACATCCTTGGCAAAGTTGAAGAAACTTTCAGCGTGTTTGAAAAGTTTGCAGCCAAAACCCCTGAACCGACTAAAAAGCCATTCGGTTCAGTTAAACCCGAAAAAGAGGAAAATTTCTTTGGCTTTGTTTCCGCAATCAAATCAATCAAAAAATAAAATAAAATCATGGCATTTGACGTAACAGGTCTCACCAATTACACCAAAGAAGAGAGCTTAAACCTTCTGACCAAAGCGATGTTCACCGCCAAAACTGCGCGTCTGTTGCAGGGTGCTGGACAGGTTCTCCCCGGTATCAAATCCGCTGAAATACTGCCTTTGCTGTACAGCGATGTTTACTTCCAAAGCGACAGCTGCTCTTACCAGACCAGTGGCAACACTACCCTGTCCAAGCGCACACTGACCGTTGGAAAAGTTAAGGTTCAAGAGACTCTTTGCCCCAAAGACCTCGAAACCAAATACACACAGAAAGCTCTTGCCGCTGGTGAAGCTATCGACATGGGTGTATTCACCGAGCAAATCGGTGCTGAAAAAGCAGCCAAAATGGCCGAAGCTATCGAAACTGCAATTTGGCAGGGTGATACCACAGGTGGTGTTGGAAATAACGGCTTTTGGGATGGCTTCTTAACCATTCTTGACGACCTCGGTTTCGGTGGTGCAGGTGATCCCATTCGTGGAAACGTAGGTGGTGCTTATGCCTCAATCACCGCTGCTAACATTGATGACATCATCATCACTATTTATGGCGTTATTCCTGCTGAATTGCTTGGAAAACCTGACCTCTTTATCGCAATGGGTACAGACACCTTCCGCTTGTATCGTCAATTCCTGGTGAACGCTAACCTGTTCCACTACCCTGCTAACGAAATCGCAGAGATGGAACTTGTTGATCCTGCAAGTGGCATCAAAATCTACGGTCTGCACGGTATGAACGGCACCAACAAAATCGTTGCTGGTCTGTGGTCAAATTTCTTCTTGGGTACTGACATGATGAACGAGGAGGAAGAGTTTGAATTTATCTTCAATCCTTTCGAACGCAGAGTACAATTCCACACCGCTTTCAAATATGGAACGCAAATTGCGTACCCAGAACAAACGGTATTTTTCAAACTCTAATCATTAACCGAATAGAGAAAGTTTAACCCGGGGGGTGGGGAAAAACCCTACCCCCCTTTAATTTAAAAAAAAGAATATGCCTTGTGTATTAACAACTGGATTTACCTTGGACTGCAAAACCGCAGCCGCAGGTATTAAAAATATTTGGCTCGTTGAGTTCGATGCCAAATCTACTCTCACCAAATCATCAGGCGAAGTTTCTGCCCACACTTTGAGTGGTGGCAAAAGCTACTTCAAATATGAATTGGAGAAGGAAACTGGCTCTATGACTTGGAGAACCATTCCTTCTACTGAAAACGGAACCGTGTTTTACGAAGCTGACCTTGTTGCTCGTCTGCACAAAGTTACCACCGCACAGCGCAACGAGATTAAACTTCTCGCACAAAACAGAATGTTGGCCATTGCCTTGGATGCAAGTGGTGACTACTGGCTGCTTGGTGCTGACTACGGCGTTCAGTTGCAGCAGAGTGAAACAAACTTCGGACAGGCGTTCGGTGACTTCAAAGGTCATGTATTAAATTTTCTCCACAAAGAGACAGATTTACCTTTGAAAGTTCAGGCCGCTGTTGTAACTTCGCTGGGTCTTTGATTTTTTCATAGTGTTTTCATGCAGAAAGGGTGGTCATTGACCACCTTTTTTGTTTAACATAGAAACTACCTACTTATATAGATAGGATGCTTTACATTACAAAGGGCGGCACACCTGAACTGATCATCACTGGCAGGGAAAAAGTAACGGTTTCACCCGTGTACTATCTGTTGGTGTTTGAGTCCGAAATGTCGCAGGAACAGAAAGCATTTATTGTAACCGATACCAGCACAGCACCCAACAGATACCAACTTTTTTCATTTGTAGAGGGCAGCAGCACCGCAAAAACATTGGCCGTTGGTACACATTACTGGGCTTTATACGCACAAACTTCCCCCACCAATACCAATCCATTACTTGCATCACAGGAAATTGACCGGGGATTGGCTTATGTTACCGCATCGCATACCGCATTTAACGACCACGAAGTCAATACAACCATTAAGCAGCACCATATAGGATGAGTTTCGATTTACTACGCATAAATTTTACCGAGTCAAAGTTGCCTAAATTCAAGGAAAACAAGAATAAAGGCATCGTGACCTATGGGGAAAAGAACGATTTTCCTGATACGTTACTTGAATTTTACAACAGAAGTCCAAAACACGGGGCTATTGTAAGGCAAAAAGCCCGTTTTGTAGCAGGTGAAGAAACCTTGGTGGATGGCAACCCCAGCGCAGTTAAGGTAATTGATTACGTGAACCCATACGAGGGCATTCAGGAGTTCAAAAATAAATTGGCTCTGGACTATGAATTGTTCAACGGCTTTGCGTATGAGGTACATTACAACAAAGTAGGGCAGATTTCTGCACTTTACCACGTAGATTTCAGCAACGTGCGCACACTTGACCACGATGTGTATATGTATGCAGAAGATTGGAAAAAAGCCAAGCAAGAGGACATCAATCATTATGCACCTTTTAACCCGAAAAAGGCCCAACCAATGGAAGTGCAGTTGTACTACTTCCGAGAATATGCACCTTCGTTGGGTGTTTATCCGTTGCCCCCATATCAGCATTGTTTGCAGTACATTGAAATTGATGTTGAGATTGCAAACTTCCACAATAACAACATCCGTAACGGGTTTGCCAACGGAACGCTGGTGCAGTTGTTCAAAGGTCAACCGACAGAGGAAATTGCCTTTAACTTTGAGAGGAAGTTCAAGCAGAAAACAACCGGCACGGACAATGCAGGTGGTGTGCTTATTCAGTTCAATGAGATGAACGAAAAGTCTGCGGAGATTGCACACTTGCAACCCAGCGACATGGACAAACAATTCCTGCAACTGAACGAAACGGTGCAGGATGAAATATTCATCGGTCATAACTTTCCGAAAATTCTGCTCGGTTACGCAACCGAAGGCGCACTTGGTCAGCGCAATGAAATGATTGAGGCGTATGAGTTGTTCCATAAGTCATACGTTAACAAGCGTCAAGTAAAAGTTGACACTTGCCTACAACATACACTTGAAAGCGTTTATCCCGGCATCGAGTTAACCACCAAAGACAGCGATTTTCTCGGAGTTGATTACGTTGCATTGTATCAATTTGGCATTGTAAGCCGTGAGGAAGCACGTGAAGCACTCGGATTGCAAAATACAACTATACAGGCGCAAAAGTTTGACGGTCACACTTGCGAATTTCACAAATGGTCGGATAATGACTTGTCAGTTTTTGCCAAATTTGGGGCTGATGAAAGCGAATTTGAGGAAGTGAAACTGACATTTGAACTGACCACAAAAGAAAAGCGTGTACTGGCTGTGGTAAATTCCGATGAAAAAGCCACATTGAAAGACATTTCCACTGCCACTAAAATAGGTGAAGAAGAAGTCATCAAGATTTTGAAAACTTTGCAGGACAGCGGTAAGATAAATTGGACAAACAATGCAATCAAAATCACCGACATTGGCCGGGGTGAAATTGCAGACACCGAACTGCCCAAGTTGGAACTGCGTTACAAGTACGATTTAGACCCCGATGCGTTGCCGTTGCAGCCCGGTGGGAAAAGCCGTGAGTTTTGCCTTCGTATGGTGGACATGGGCAAACTTTACACCCGTGAAGAAATCGACCAAATGTCTGCAATTTTAGGTTATAGCGTATGGCTTCGCAGGGGTGGATGGTACACCGTGCCAAATACTGACCCACCTTTGCACATTCCGCATTGCAGACACGAATGGAAACAAAGAATAGTAAGGAGAAGAAACAATGGCTAATTTCGCATATTTCGTAAGTGAGCAGGATGTAAAAAAGAACACCCCTATCGATGAGAATGTCGATAGCAAGTTGCTTCAAACAGCCATGCGCACAGCACAGGATGTTTATATCCGTGATATTTTGGGTAGCACCCTGTATGACAAGATTTGTGATGACATCAACGGTGCCGGGCTTGGTGGTAATTACCTGACATTGGTCAATAAATACGTTGCACCTTGTCTGTATCACTATGTGATTTTGGACTCAATGCTTCCATTGACCTACAAAATGATGAACAAGTCAGCGGCAAGTCGTGGATCAGAAAATGCAAATGCGGTGGATGTTGACCAGCTTCGCATGATTGAGCAGCGTTACCAAAACAAGGCGGAATACTACGCTGAAAGACTGCGTTTGTACCTTGCTGAAAATGATACACTTTTCCCCGAATATCAAAACCCTGCAAGTGGGCTTGACGTGATCAACCCACAGAACCAATACTTATTTGGTGGTTTTTACTTGGGCGAAGATGATGATTACAAATTTTTACGTGGTTTCTTTTCATGAATAAAGTCAGGACAAAAAACGAAAACAAACTGAAACTCTATCTCAATGGTAACAATCAACCAACTACTGGAAGCACTCGAAACTGCGGGAAACAACCACAAGCAGATAAAGGCAACCATCGTAAATATTGAACCCAATATCAATACAAGCGGTGAGCAGCTTTATCCGTTAATGCGGATTTTTCCTGATGGTTCGCAAGTGACCATTGACAAAGTGATTTATCGCTTTGCGGTGGCCATTGCTGACAGGCACCGGGAAGATTTTACCGATGCAGTAGAACGCATCAGCGATATGCACACGGTGATGCTTGACATTTACAGCATGCTTCGCTATGTTTACCGAAACAACACAGCCGGAACATGGGTAATCAATGACAGCATCACACCATTTTATGACGCAC